TTAATTTCTTTCTTTATTTACTTTGCAATAAAAGGAGCGTGATATGTTTACAGCCATTCTACTTATCTGTATTCAAAACACTTCAATTTGTTTAGATGCTTATGATACAAGAGGACCCTATGAAACATTAAAAAAGTGTGAAGAAAGGGTAGTTGAAATGGCTAAAACTATAACAGCAATTCAAAACGATTATATACCTAAAGCATTTAAATGTTTACAAAACGGGGAACAAACATGATACAGGCATTAATAGGTCCAGTAACAGGATTACTAGATAAGTTTATTGAAGATAAAGATCAGAAGGCTTTGTTAGCTCATGAGTTAGCAACGCTAGCGGATAAACAAGCTAATGAAATTGCTTTAGCTCAAATTGAAGTTAATAAAGCAGAAGCGGCATCAGGCTCATTGTTTAAAGGAGGCTGGAGACCGTTTATTGGTTGGGTATGTGGTGTTGCATTTGCATATCACTTTGTATTACAACCATTAATTATATTCGGCGTAAGCGTATATGGTATTGAAATACCTGCTCTTCCCGAATTTGAAATGTCTACTCTACTAACTGTATTAGGGGGACTTCTTGGATTAGGCACACTTCGGACCTATGAAAAGGCAAAGGGGCTTTCTAAATGAATATAGATAAACTTAAAGAGGAATTAAAAATTGACGAAGGAGTTAAGTACGAAATCTATCGTGATCATTTGGGGTTCCCTACTTTCGGTATCGGTCATCTTATTGTTGATACTGACATTGAGTATGGTCAACCAGTCGGCACGAAGGTTACAGAGGATAGAGTCAACGAATGTTTTATTAGCGACACCAGTTCTGTGCTCAAGGACTGCGAAGCTCTCTTCTCGTCTTACTATGATTTGCCTGAAGAAGTACAACTAATAATCGCTAATATGATGTTTAATATGGGTAAACCTAGAATGTCAGGCTTTAAAAAATTTATAGCAGCCATTGAAGACGGTGATTGGTCAAAGGCTGCTAAAGAAATGATTGATAGTAAATGGTATAGACAAGTAACTAATCGTGCAGAGCGTCTTGTTAATCGTATGCGTAGTATATAAAACGCCCTATAAGGGGAAAAACGTTCACTATATATTATAGAGGTTAATAATGAGAAACACGACATATGAAGGTCCATCGATGCCTATTTCAGAAGAAATCGATCAAATGAAATACCGTCTTAAGAATGAAAGTTTTGATGGTAAGATAAAAAGAATAGCAAGGGCATTAGGAGATGGCATTGAGCATCAGTATAAACTAGAAGACATCTTAGGTAATATGAGATTCCTTCCTGCTGGTCGTGTTCAAAACGCTATGGGAAGTCCACGAATAACTACCGCTTATAATTGTTTTGTTAGTGGTCGGATTGAAGACTCTATGAATAGTATTATGAAGCGAGCTTGTGAAGCTGCTGAAACAATGAGACGAGGCGGTGGTATTGGTTATGACTTTAGTAATATTAGACCTCGTGGTGATTTAATTAGATCTCTTGATAGTAAGTCCTCTGGTCCTGTTTCTTTTATGGGTATCTATGATTCTATTTGTCAAACAATTGCAAGTAGTGGACATCGTAGAGGCGCACAGATGGGTGTTCTTAGAGTTGATCATCCTGATATTATTGACTTTATTAGAGCAAAGCGTAATAGCGACAAACTAACAGGTTTTAATATTAGTGTAGGGATTACTGATGCCTTTATGGAGTGTCTTGAAGATACAAACAAGACTTTTGATTTAGTATTTGAAGGTCATGTTTATAAAACTTTATCTAATAAAGAAGTACAAGAGCTTTGGAATGAAATTATGGAGTCCACTTGGGATTGGGCTGAACCTGGAGTTTTGTTTATAGATAGAATTAATGAAGATAATAATCTTTGGTATTGTGAAACAATTGAAGCAACAAACCCTTGTGGAGAACAACCATTGCCTCCGTTTGGTGCTTGTCTACTAGGTAGTTTTAATCTTACTAAATATATAACAGAAGATAAATTTAATTATTCTCAGTTTATCTCTGATATTAAAGAAGTTGTAAGAGCAATGGACAATGTTATTGACCGTACTATCTATCCACTAAAGGAACAAGAAGATGAAGCAAAAAACAAACGAAGAATGGGACTTGGAATTACAGGACTTGCAAATGCTGGCGAGCTATTGGGATACCAATATGCTTCAGATGATTTCCTTACTTGGATGGCTTCCGTATTCCAAACACTCCGAGATGAAACTTACAGAACTTCGGCAGAACTTGCTGGAGAAAAAGGAACTTTCCCTCTCTACGATAAAAGATATTTAGAAGGAAAGTTTATTAACACTCTTAGTCAAGATGTATTAGATCTTATTAAAAAGAATGGTATTCGGAATAGCCATTTAACTTCTATTGCACCTACAGGAACTATTAGCTTATGTGCAGACAACGTATCAGGAGGAATTGAACCTGTATTTAGTCACTATTACGATCGCACTATTCAAACTTTTGATGGACCAAAAGTAGAAAGAGTTGAGGACTATGCTTATTCAAAAGGCATTAAAGGTAAAACTGCTAATGAAACAACAGTACAAGAACATCTTAAAGTACTCTTATTAGCCCAAAATTATATTGATTCAGCTTGTTCAAAAACGTGTAACGTAGGAGACGATGTAACATATGATGAGTTCAAACAGGTCTATGTTGATGCCTGGAAGGGCAACGCGAAAGGATGTACAACGTTTAGACTTAGTGGCAAAAGATACGGAATCCTTAACGAAACCGTGGAAGAAGAAACGAAGGTACTTAGCGCGATTGAGGAAGTGGTTGAAACGGAAGGAACGCTACAAGCTTGCTTCTTTGACCCGATCACTGGCCAAAAAGAGTGCGCTTAAAAATTTTTATTGAAGGAGTTAAGCTATGCCATCTCAGGTAATTAACATTGAAGACATTGATAAATATGGCTTTGTAGCAGACTCTCCAAGCATTGCATTAGCTCCTGGAGCTTTCTCAGACGTACTAAATGTTCGGTTTGATAATGGAGCTATTCGAAAGGTTAAAGGTTACATAGAACTTTTTGATACTCTTAGTTTAACTAATATTAAAAAGATTCATTATTGGCCTAATCCTAATAGAGCAATATGGATAGTTGTAAATAGAGAAGGCTCAATTGGATCTGAAGAAGACCATATTTATGCAGTATATCTTGATAGTAATAACATTGTAACGGCTACTGATATCTCTCAAAACACAGGAACAGGTTATCCTATCTCTGATAAATGGCAAGCTACTCTTTTTAATGGTGGTTATTCTATTGTTTTAAATCCTGGAAATGGAACTCCACAACACTCTACTGATACTCAAGGTTCAGCGTCTATTCCAGCCTTTGCAGACTTGCCTAATTGGGATAGCTATCTTGTAAATAGTACTACTGTTAGTAAGGTCTATGCAGGGATTGTAATTGCATTAGGTAATCTTCTTCTTGCAGGAGACCTAACAGAGTATGACTCTAGTAATAATGTAGTCAGAGACTTAAGGGGTGTTGTGAGATCTTCTAGTGTAGCTGTGCCAGGAGAGATTCCTCAGAATTGGAATCCTTTTGCAGTAGGCGCAGGAACAGCAGATGAGTTAACTATTGCTGATACTGGCGAAATTAAAGCTATGAAGCCACTACAAGGTAAGGTTATTGTTTATACAGCTAACTCTATTTCTCAGCTAAATGTAACTAACATTGGGCTTAGTGAGATTAGACTGTCTGATCAATACGGTGCAATTAATCAAGATTCTGTTTATGAATATGATGGACGTCATATTGTACTAGGATCTAATGATATTTATTCTTTTGAAGGACACCCTAGCTCAATTAAATCTATTTCTGATGGGCGAGTAAGACGCTATTATTATGGTGATGTACATGGTTCATCAACTGATTTAACTCGTATTGTTAGAAATCCTACTTATGATGAGCTATGGATTTGTTACCGTAGTAATAATAACACTACTGAAACCCTAGATTATGCTTTAGTGTGGAACTATCGTCATAACCTTTGGTCTAAACGAAGCTTGCCTAATCTAAGAGACATTAATCTTGGGCCTGTTACAGGGGGTGGGGTAGATACTCAAACTTATACCTTTGAAGTTACAGGAGTAACAGGTACAAATACGCCAGGAACTCAAGAAGTTCAAAATATTGCTATATCAGGTGCAACTCTTACAGGAGGAGTAACTGATGTGCAGCAAACAACTTATTCTGGAACACGGAGTAATGTTGTAGGCGATCAAAATGAAGTATATACAATTACTCTAAATGATATTACTACAAGTGAATGGACTCCTATTGTTACAGGAAATTCTACCGTAACTTCAAAAACAGTAAGTGCTGTAGCTTATGGTTCATCGGCTTCTTCTTTTGGAGGAGCTACAGGATTAGCAGTTACTGCTCCTGCCTCTGATAAAACAATAACTTATACTTCTATTCGAGGAACAGGAGGTTCTCCTTCTATCGGAACAATTACTTTAACAGGTGATAATCAGACTTCTTTTAGTTATCCTTGGCATAATAGAACATTTTATGGAAATCAAGATAGCTGGGGTACTTCCCATGTTAGAGAAACTGATGAAAGTGTAGACTTTTGTAAAACACAAGGAATATATACTAATAAATTAGGCTGGCGTTGGACTGCAGGATATAGTAGTTATACTCAAAACCCTTATTATTTTACGCTTAAAGTAACAGGTAAACATAGAACAACTGCATCGGGTAGTTTTCTTACAGGGACTCACTATTATACTTTAGCAATAACTAGAGATGATCAAACTGATGGAAATGCTAAAGCTTCTCGTTATACTAGCAATCCTGGAGATCCTAATTCTACTTCGGTTGCATCAGGAGCGTCTGCAGTAGAAACCAATATTGGATTTCTTTATGACTTGAATGATTGTGACGTAGAATTTTATTTTAATTCTTATCAGCCAAGCACTTCTAGCGCATCATTTCAGTTTAATTATACCGATGGTCCTAAGAATTATGATTTTGTAAATAATAGTCCTGGAAAAATAACTGTATCAGGAACAACACTTAATGCTGGAGCTAGTGCAACTATTAATTCTGATTCTTCTAGTAACTTTAGTTTAACTTCACAATTAGGAACTTCATTTTTAGTAGACTTAGACACTACTAATGTAGGTACTTTTCCAACTCCTATATTTGGGGTGTATACAGCTAACACTACAACTAATACTTCTGCTGCAGAACAGCTTAAGGACACTATTAATGCTGCAGGATTAACAGGAGTAGTTGCTACAAGATTAAATAATGTAGTTACTATTGATACAGGGCAACAAAGCAATCTTTCAGGTAGCTATACTGTAACTATGGGTACAGGAGCTACAGGAGGAACTTATACCCTTACTAGTCAAAATGGTATTAATAATCCAACTTTTGCATCTAGCTATAGTGTGTTTGCTCCTGATGGTACACAAGTAACTGCCTTTACTAGCTCAGTTAATGATCCACTTAACTCCGATATAGCTACAGTACTAAGTAATATACAAACAGCTATTCAAAATTATACCGATTTAAACATTGGTGTATCAGGGTCAACTGTAACAACTACTAGTCCTAATCTTGTTATAACAAATGGAATAGCAAAAGAGGTTACAGGCACTTGGAATATTGTAGTAAATCATAATGGAGTTACAGGTGGTGATGTAGGAAATATTTCTGTTGGAACTATTACTAAAACAACAACAGGTGCAACAGGAGCTTTTCTTACAGGCACATTAACTAAAAATGCTACTAGTTATGGCACATATACTATTTATAATACTTATCCTTCGACTAGCACTAATGCTGAGATGACAGGATTATTAGCAGTAGGATTAAATGAACTAGTAGATGATTGGACAGTAACAAGTAGTGGTGGTAATTTAGTATTTACAGATACAATAGCTAGAGAAACAAGCGATACCTTTGCTTTAACAATTAGCAGTAGTGATGCAAGTACTCCTAGTGCTGGTACAGCAACAGTAGCTACTAATGGTATTGATTTTACAATTGAAGGAACTGTTACCTCAACTATTACTCCTACAGTAGGAAATCCAATTGTTGTTGTAACTAGCCTTAGTGGTATTGCTCAAAACGCTATTGCTACAGCGGTAGCTAGTGATCTTAATGCTAGACCAGAATTTGTAGCAACTGCAAGCACTAATGTTGTATCATTAGAATATACTCAGTTTGGAGATGCTGCACCTAAGCTAGATGTAGTTTATCAACCTGGAACTATTCTTTCAGGAACTGTAGCTTCTGCTCCTGCTTATGATTTTTCATTTGATGTAATAGGAACACGAGACCTTGAGCGTCCTTGGCCTTTAACATTTATTAATGAAAACTTTAGTTATTTAGTAGGGATTACCGAAGATACCTTTTATGGGTTTGATATTGGTAACGAAGCTAATGGCAGTGCGTTAAATTCTTTTATTGAAAGAAAAAATATTCATGTTAGTCCAACTAAAGATACTGAAAATTATACTTCATTTTATTTAGATACTGAAGGCGAAGATGGTTCGTTTACTATTCGTTTATCTATGACAAACTCTGCAGGACAATCAGTAAGTCTTGAAGGAGGAGTATCTAATGTAGACCAATATTCATTTATTTTTGGTGGAGATAATGCTCAACATAAACTAGATACTAGAATAGCAGGACGTATTGCTAACTATCGTATAGAAAGTAATGATACGAAGCCTTGGATTATTTCTGCTATTGCATTTGAGTATGATAAAGGAGGAACAAGATAATGCCTCTTATTCAACCTAAGATTAATATGGATGCAGAATTAGATGCTTGGTCTTTTGAAAGTACTAATGAAATAAATAAGCTAGAGGAGCGTTTAAATGCGCTCCTTTCAGCTATGGAAAATTTAGCTAATGGATCTACTACAGATCAAGTAAGAGATGCTATAATAGACGCTCTCTCAAATTAAGAGGATACATATGAGGATATTAGACAACGATGAACTAGTTAAACAATGGGGTGAGCTAGAGCCTAGAATACAAAAGGCTTTAGATCATGGTATTGGAGAGAGTGATTCGTATGATTTGCTTATTGAATGTTTAAACAACACAGCACAATGTTGGGTACATAGAGATGGAGTTGCTATTACTCGTTTTATATTTTATAAACGGTATAAGCAGCTTCAAATCGTAACTACAACAATTTCTAATTGGGCTGATGATGGTTATGAATGTTTAAAAGCATTTGAAGAATTCGCTAAGGCTACTGAATGTCGTAACATTGCTATCTGGGGACGCCCAGGTTGGAAGCGAGTGTTAAAGGATTATAAAGAGCCTTATACAGTCCTAATCAAGGAGTTATAAATGATCGATCAATACGAATTTGAAGATATTATGGGAATTGTAGTAGAGACAGGCTGTCCTTCTCTTGATAAAAAACTCAACTCTCATATTTGTTATAAGGGAGGAGGAAGCACTACTGTTCAAGAGAGTGGTATTCCTAAAGAGTTTAGACCTTATATTGAACGCGGCTTAAGCGATGCTGAACAAGCAAGACAGGCAGGTAATCTTAGCTTTGTAGCTGGACTTACTCCTGCTCAAAAAGAAGCTCAAGAAATGCAAATGGCTCTTGGTAGAGAAACGCTTCCTGGAATTGCAGAGGAATCACAAGCTGCTAGAGGAATACTAGGGGAAGCTGCTCGTGGGGAAGGTATCTTTGGTACTCAAGGATATCAAACTGTTTCTGAACAAATGAAACCTCAACTACAACAGTTAGCAGCTATGACAAGAAGGGCAGGTCAATCAGAAGCAGCAATAGGGGGTGGATTAGGTTCTGCTAGACAACAAGCAATGATTGAGGGTAATGTTCTTGATAAGTCATTAGCGGCTACTGCAAGTGAATTATCTGCTCAAAGAGCAGGACGTACAGGCGCGGCTCAGAATGTAATTACTACTGGTTCTGATGTTGGCGCACAAGCAGGAATGGGTGCAGCTGCAATTGAAAGAGTAGGCACAGCCCAACAGCAACAAGAACAAAGAGAAGGAGACACGGAATATCAAGGTCTTCAAAGATTCTTTGGTCTTTTAGGTTCTCCTGCTGTTGGACAAG